GAGCTAGTTGTGTTAGTTTATTTACTACAACATCATCACCAGCAGAGGTAACTACGTCATCACCTGTAGACAATACAACATCTAAGTTCTGGTAGTCAGATCCAAAGCCTGAGTAGTATTCTGCTCCGACAATATAGTCTGGACTACTTGCACTATCAGATACAGCCCATGGGTAGAAGGCTTGGACTGCAATGTCTAGAGTAAGAACACGGTTCTTCTTATTGCTTATACCTTCACCATTGTCAGAGTAGAACCAGTGAATACGTTTATTAGTCTGGTCATACGTGCCATGGCAGTTCTGTTTAGCAGTGGCATCAATAGCATCAAAGAAAGTCTGGATAGTTCCAATAGTAATGTTCTGCTCTTGAGCTTTACCTGATACCTGATCAAACTGTAGAGTGTGGATACCATGCTTAGACCACCACATAGGCACACCCTCAACCGATACAAAGGTCTGTGGGTTATCAATACCAATCTCACTGATACGAGAGATAGAGTACTCAGTAGCACGGAAGACGTTATCAACACCAGTGATCTGCCATACACCATTCTCAGCAAACACCATCAGAGTAGATCCGAAGACATGTAGCTTCTGAATGTTGGTAGCCTCAGGGATTACAATCACACCACCGTCGGTAGGTAATAGATCTGAGAAGTCCTCTGACGTAGGGTCATTCTGTTGGTAACAACGTCCAGCTTCACTTGTATTGTCAAGTTGTTTACTGAACAGTATTTTACCACTATTCTTAGCAGAAGTCAAGCCAGCATAGAAAATACGGCCTGAGAAAGCAGCTACAGATTGGAAACGAGAGTCCTCAGTTTCTGTGGCTAGACCTGCAATACCTGATGCTGTAGCTCTATCCTTATTAAAAAAGTCAAGAATAAAGTGACCGTTGCCTGTCAGTGTTGTACCACCAAAGACCTTACGCCATTCAGCTTCATCGAAGTCACCACTGGAATCCTTACCTGAATACCATGGGTGTGTTAGTGGTGGGTACTCAGAGTTAGCTGACTGATATGCTGTCAGGGCTGCAGATCCTTTGTCTCCTGTCCAGCCAGCATTAGCTGTGTCATACTTACGAGCATCTGTAGGAGAGGCTGCACCATCTGAGTAGGTTTCAGTATCACCCTGCCATTCAAAGTCACGAGCCTTAGGTATAATCTGAGTAGTCGAGATAGTATCTGTAGTGGAGTTGTATTCGATATAGAATGGTTCAATAGCTGAGGATACTACAACAAGATCACCGTTGATTGCAGCCATCTGTACTTTAGCTGTAGCTGCACCTGCAGAGCCAGCAAACTCGAAGGCAGTCAAGTCTACAGAGAAAGACTTCTGTTGTCCTGAGTATGGTTCCTGTGCTGTGTTGTAGAAGTAAAGAGTTGGGCCAGCCTGTACTACAACAAAGTCAAGACCAGCAGTACCATCTACGTTTCTCCACTTACCAGTAGTAAATACAAAGGCATTATTAATAACAAAGGTGGACAAGACATTGCTGTCCTCCACCTTAGCTGCCAGCCTACGCCGACGAGAACCATCACGATCAAGCAAACAGTTCAGTTCATCAATAGAAGCATCCTCAGGAAAGGTAAGTTCACCTGCCTCAGTTATCAGACCCTTGACGAATGTGTTTACTACCTTTTGTGTTATTCTCTGAGGCATCTCGTTTTTTCCGTTCTTCTCGTTCCTTGGCGAAGTTTTCTCGTCGGGCTGCTACACTCTCCTTCTTCTTTAGGAGATAACCCTCTACGGCTTTCATAGCACTTCTTATGCTGCTATACTTACCAGAGAGTTCTGCAGGTACTTGACCCTTCTCAAACTTTACTTCAAAGAATATAAAACCATCTTGGGATTTTTCGATTATAATGTCTGATACAAGTTTATCTGACTTACAAACACACCGTTGGTTGACGGTATCTTCTATAAATTCGACCATTAATTTCTCCCGTAGTGGGGCCGTTTGTTTTCTCGTTTAGTACGAAACATATCATTCTGTGTATAAGACTTAAGGCGACGTGCCGCCTGTTCAATCTTAGGATCACTGCCTGACTTAAACAAAGAGAAGCAAGTAGACTTGGCTTCGGCTAGTAGGTATGGCAACATAGTGTCATCTAGGTCAGGCTCAAAGTTATCAGTCTGGCTGAATGTCGGATAGACAGTACCATAGGCTCTTGTCTTAGACTGTTGCAGTGTGCTTTCTACAGTAGCATCATAGGAGTCCATGACGATGTGGTAGTCATCAAAGCTAGTGTAGTAGCTAGGCATACGATCATTACGAATGTAGAGTGGTGTACCACCAGCTACGTCAGTAACTACTACAACACCAGAAGCCTGTTCATCCATACGGTTCAAGAAGTCTAGAGGCTCAACAAAACGTACCTCAGACCAGTTAGCTCCTGAGGTTCCAATGTTATAGAATAGCTTCTCAATCTCTTTAGTATTCGTAGGGTAATGAAAGTGAGTAGGCTTAGTGCTGTCAGATAGTGGAGTAATCTGTAAGAGTTGTTTATGCTCAGGGATCTCACGGGCAGAGATAATATTGTAGTAAGTATCTTCTACTACAGATGCAATCTGTTGAGCCTCAACAGTATCACTAATGGAGTTCACAGCCTCTGAATCCATATCGTTCAGGATTGACTGGACTATTTCGAGGAGTGTACGTTTCATTAGCTAGGTACTCCTGTGATACGTAGGTAACCTGAGGCATAGTTAATAGTAGCTGCACTATCTGCCTTAGTGAATACTTCAATGTAGTCGTTAGTGGCAAGGGTAGTATTGAAGGCTGTAGTAATCTGGTTCCATGCACCAGAGGCTGCAGTAGCAATAACTCGGCTACCAGCTAGGGCTGCACCATTCTTATAGAAGACTACCTCAACATTTCGGTCAGTACCAGAGGACTGTTGAATTGAGAATGTAGCAGTCAGGGCTGCAGAGATGCTCTCAGCACCATCATACCGAATACGAGCATTAGGAGATGATAGACCAGTAAACCCATTGTTATCTACAAGATTAAAGGTAGGGTTGATTACTGAGTCGGATGTAGTTGTAGCTTTAGCATAAGGACTACCTGTAGAGAAGGTAATGAACCCACCTACGTGACGGTGGTTCTGTGTCCATACACCACTACCAGAACCATTGGCAATGTAAACTTCTCCACTAGAGGCAGAGGCAGCACCTTTAGGTTCATGTAAGTATGGGTCAGTTAGAGTACTGTGGTTTACGTTTGCCATCTTGTTTCCTTGTTAGTCTATCTAAGGTTATACCCTCGGGAGTAGTAAAGAAATTATACAGTGTTTGTCAGAAAAGTCAATAACAAATTAGTGGGTACCCCCGAAGGGATACCCTGAGACTAGGTTATACTTCGATGTACTCGATAACCAGTTTAGCTGCACCAGCAGTGAAGGCTGCAGTGTCGTAGTCCCAAGAGACATACGCATCAGCAGCACCAACAGTTGCAGTACCGCCAACCAAAGCACCGTTACAAGCAACAGCTTTGTTTGCTGCAAGGTCAGCTACAGCAATCGTTGCGTCGATACCGTCTGCGTCGATAGCAACACCAGCAGCAGTATACAGACCGACGTTCAAAGCTGCAGAACCGCCAGAAGTGAAGGCAGTAGTGACAACCAAAGAAGCACCAGTGATATACGAACCAGCAGGAATGAAGGCATCGTTAGCAGCAGGAGCAGCAGCAGCAGTACCGATAGCAGTTGCATCTTCAATGTTAATAACAAGAAACTTCTTGCCATATTCTGCAATACCGTTATCGGCAGGAGTGCCAGCAGCACCGTTAGTCAGGACCAGAAGGCCATCAGCATTAGTGTAAGACATAAGTTAATCCTCCCTATTACACAGCAGTCGAAGTTACGACACGAACCATGTTCTCTGGACGATACAACTTAACGCCGTAACGAGCAGTAGTAACGAACTCGTGACGTTGGTAGTCTTTGTTGTACTCGTAGTCCACTTCAGGCATCTGACGCCATGCACCCACGAATGGGTTTACGGTTGGGGATGCTGAGAAGAACAAGTTAACTTTACCTGCAGTTGACGAGAAGTCGTTGGTTGTTGAACCATCACGTTCTGCCAATGCAGAGTCAGTTGCGTCTGCCAAGTAGTTCGATGTGTATACGTCGAAACCATAGACGTTAGCTACGAAACGCATACCAGTTGCGATACCTGCAGAAACGATACCCTCGAAACGTGGGTTGTTCGAAACGTTTGCAAGGTTCGACAAGGTATTGATCGTGAACTCAACGGATGGGTCAACGATAGCAACCATTGCTTGATCAGGAACGTTAGCTTTCTTCAAAGAGTAACGAGCAAATGCAAAGTCTTCGACTTGGATTTTACCTGCGTTACCGCCTGAGATACGGTGTGCAATACCGTCGATGGATTCTGCAGAGTTAGCAGAAACACCAGCTTCAGGAGCAGCCATAGTGGTGCTTTCGAAGTGTTCCATGATGGCACGTTCTTGCTCAGGAACAAAACGGCTCATCAACTCCGAAGAGTAGAATACGTCTTGTTCAGCTTTCTTGGTCATGTAAGTAGCCGAAGACAGGTACTTGTCAACGGTGAATGTGAACTCACCTGTGTCCAATGGACGGTAGTTGACAGCAGTATCTTCTGAATAGTTTTCTACTTGTGCTTGACCGATAGATGGGATGTGGAAGGTGTTACCGTCTGGGAAACCTTCAAGCATACGGACGTACCGTTGTGCTTGCATCTCATCACGTAGAATCTCCTTAAGCTCCGTAGACCAAATGTCTGTACGAGTAAGGAGAGTCGAGTTGGCTGTAGTCATTGCCATGATTTACTTCTCCAATTAGATTCCAAACTTACCACCAAGACGGGCTTTATCTTCCATAAGTTGCCGTTGTATCTTGGGGGTATAGTAGAGGTTACGATTTTCTCGACGGAGCTTCTGGTAATATTGCCAGTTGCGATCTGTCGAGGCTTGCATATTAACACCCTCTGTGCGAACCGATCCTTGAACCATAGGGTTGAAGGACTTCTTAGGTTCACCAATCAGGTTAAAGAAAGCTGTTGGACTTTCGGCTGCTAGTTCCTGCATACGTTGGAGACTAATACCTAGTTCTTCAGATTTCTTTTGGATGATAGCCTTGGCTTCTGTGCCATAGCTTTTCTCCAGTTCCTGATCCACAATCGCAAGGTTCTGTTTTAAAGTATTCTCTTGCTCTCGTGCAGTCAGTGTTTGTTCAACAAGGCTCTTCAGGTCATCCTCACTCAGATTAGGGTTGGTGTTCCCGTCTGTAGTGCCACCAGTATTATTATTGTTGGGCGTTGCAGTCTTCGCAGTGGTGGGTTCTGCGGCCTTATTCTGCAACTGGTCAAGAAGTGTTTTGGCATAGTCCTGTTTAGCCATGTCTTCCCGCATCTGGGTTAGTTGTCGTTCCAACTCACTAATGTAGTTGTCAGCTTCAAGTTTACCTTTTGCGAGGACTTCAGGATCTTTCCAGTTCTCTCCCTTTGCCTCTACGAGCTTGGCTACAAAAGACTCCTGTGGTGTGGTAGCTTCAGTAGTTTGTTGCTCTGGCTGAGTAGACTGTTCGGTTGCAGTACCCTCAGTAAATACACTCATGTGTTATTCCTTGTCTATTGTGATTAACTTCAGCACATCCTCAAGTACTTGGTTGTACTCGTTGACTGCCACTTGTTGATATTCCCAATTAGGAGTATCGTAATCACGAACAGAAGATTTCTTTTTGTATTCCTGTTCGAGAATTAGTTTGAGTTCATCAAAGGCATTACGATAGCCGAGAACTTCTTGTTTACGTTTTTCTTTGGCCTCGCCGTTGAAGCCTTTGAGCCATACAGTTTTCATTGTTTGCTCTTTGTTGCCTTCTGCTTATTGCGCATAGCTTCCTGAACGAAGAACTGATCACCAGCTTCAGCAGAAGGGGAGAGGTCAACTGTACCGCCTACGCCTTTGTTCATGTACTCAGGACGTGGCTTAGGGCGTAGGGAAGATGTCATACCACGTTTAATGTGTGCTTGATCACCAGCCTCAGCATAGGGTGTTAAATCAGTAGTGTTCTTGTACTTCTTTACTTTACCATTTTCGTAAGGCATAATATATTAAATCCCCATTTCTTGAGCAACCATTAGCTGCTCTTGGTTAATCATCTCAGCTTCTTGCATTTGCTGTTGTGTTTCTAGTTGTTCTGTAACTGCAATGTTTTCACTGAATAGTGTAGGCTCACCCAGTTCATCAGCTAGGATACGAGCAAACTCTTTACCTGACATGTGTGCAGCTACAGATGGATCTGATAGTTTGATCTGGTATAGCTGTGTCAGGTTCTGTACACGACGAGCACGTTCAGCAAAGTGACGAGCACCGACAGGTACTATCTTACCTTTAGCTGTGATGTCGTCCTTAGTGATTGTCTTGAACAACACAGCACCTGTAGCATCATCAAACACACGGATCGTATCTGAGACATTCATGTTACGACGAGAAACTTCTAGCATTGCGTTTAGGATAGGCTCAAGGAACACACGTTCAAAGTGGGCAGTCTTGTGCTCAAAGATACGTGAGGCTGCGTTCTGTAGTGTCTGTACCTCGAAGGCAGTCTTCTCACCAGCAGTACGGATACCCATGGCCTGACGAGGAGCACCAGCCATCTCTTCCATCTTATCCTCTAGCAGACGGATCTGTAGGTCAGCCTGTAGTGCTGTAGCATCTGGTGCTAGGTATCCTACATCACCCTCTTCACCCATGTAGATACGGGCTGCAGGTTCAAAGTCAAAGTCTTCTACGTCACCACGGATCTTAAGGATTGGATATGCAATCTGATCGAATACGTCTGACTTAAGGTTCTCTAGGTGGTCAATGCGGTACTGCATACCAACCAAGTTATCTAGTGGACCCATGGCATATAGGTTGTCTGGACGTGGCCTCCAACCAGCATGGAAGATAGGAGCACTACCTAACCAGCTAGGGTTCTCTTCGTTAGCTAGGACGTATGCACGGTCAACGACTGTAATCACACGGTCAGTATATAGCTTGTCATTTGCACTGTCGTAGAAGTCACCATAAAATGTCAGGATCTCTACGTAGTCAGACTCATAGTATTGTTGGATGGAAGTAAAGCCATCAGCAATGTAGCCATCGGCCTTAGCAAATGTGCTTTCTCCTGAGCCACGGACAGCAGCACGAGCACCCATCATCTTATCAAATACTTCGGCCATGTAAGACTTAGATGGATCATCTTGGATCATCTTACGGATCTCACCCAAAGTCTTAATGGACTTAATAACCTTAGGTGCTTTCTCGAAGCTAGAGGCTGTAGGGTTAAAACAGATGTCGTAAGGAGATAGACGTACAACACGTGGCCCTACATAGTTTACAACAAAGTCACCATTCTCTTTAACTTGATAGCTGTCTTCCCAAGAGACTGTAGCAAAGCAGTTGCCATACTGGATGTAATCATACAACAAATCAGATGCAACATTAACAAAGCTAGACTGACGGATCTTGTTATCCATGTAGGCTTGGATTATATCACGTTTGTTTTTAGTATTGCTGTCGGCTGTATCGGCCTCAAACCGCATCCACTTCTGTTGTGGGAACAGAGTAGCAAAGTAGTTAGCATGAAGGTTATCCATGATCTGTGTCAGCTTAGGGGTAGTCGTGCTGTTAGACCATGGCAGCATAGCATTTTTAGTTGTACGAGTGTCTGTGGCATACAGATAGTTACGAAGCTCTTTCCACTCCTCTACCTTTTGCTCACGAAGGTTAGACCACTCACGCCAACGATTAGCAATCTCAGTTGCCATATGGTCAGGGCCAAGAACCTGTTCAATCTCGATTGTTTCACCTGCCATTATGAGGCTCCTCTAAAACGTGAATTAGCCCAGACTATGTTGCTACTCTTACTTCTATTGACTGACCGTGATGGTTTAACGGCAATGTCTACAGCAGAAGCTAGAGCATCCTTAATATCGTCATGGGGTGGATTACGTGACATCAACTCTTCTTCTAGAGTTTGAATGTTGCCACCTCGGTAGTGCCACATTTGAAGGTTGTCGTATCGTGGCTCTAGGGTAGATGCAATCCGTTCTTCTTTGTTACCCTGATGTTTGTTAGGTCTAAACTCGTCTATGGATAGAGACAAACCGTGTTGCTTAACGAGTTCCTTAAGTTGCTTAACAATAGCTTGTTGAGCTACTGTAACCTCGGCTCTCATCTTTCTAAATGACCACTTACCAACTAGGTGGAATATGTGCTCAAAGTATTCTGAGATACGATCTGTACGGAACCTATCAATATCCAAGACGTATACGTTATTGTCTGAGTCTACACCTACTACAACGATTGCTGTGTAGTCAGCTTTCTTTGATAAGCTAAAAGCAAAGTCAACAGCAGCATAGACATTCAGTTTATTCTCTTTGTAGAACCAGTAACCATTCTCTTGCACTAAATGTTTACGTTCATAGTACTGGAACTTCTCACTACCTACAGGTACGTTATCTGGATCACTAGGATCGTTGTAGTACTGTGCTCGGAACTGACCCTTGTCTAGGTACTGCCCACGTTTTTTAGCTAGGATCTGACGAGTAAACCCAAAGTACTTACCGTCCCTACGTTGTTGTTGAGGCCAGAGGAACTCACCAGTGCCATCACCACAATCCTCTACTGCACGTTCAAATACTTCGTAGATGTTATCTTCAGCAACCTTATCGCCTTCCTCATTGTACTGATCCTCAGTCATCTGCATCAGATCGTTGTACAAGTCGGCTGGGTGATACCGTGTTCCTACTACCCACTCCTTAGCATTGGCACCCTCGATAGAGGAGAGTAGTGAGTACTGAGACTTAACCTTGTTACGTCCCTCACCCGTGTATGCGTTCTCATAGACTACAACGTCATCGAGTACTGCAATGTCACAGTGCATACCTGTAAGAGATGTAGTAAGACCTCCAGTAAAGATTGAGGGGTCACGGACATTCTCTTTCTTACGTAGTGGGTGATCTAAAGCAATCTCACTTGTAGTCCACCTAGACCGTTTACCTTCATCCTTGTTGACATGCTCAGGCCAGTAACGGCTATAGATGTCTGAAGTCAGGATACCCTTAATAAACCCTAGTTGTTTCTCTGCAAGGTTAGCTGTAGCTGAGATATAAAGAATACGTAGAGTAGGATCTTTGGTTAGTTCCCAAGCTACACGATAAGCAATTAAACGAGACTTACCATGGTCACGAGGGAATAGAAGAAGCTGGTGAGTTTTACCGTCTGATCTAGTCCACCAGTTACACACATCCTCATGACATTGGCCTAAGACTTGCTCTGGTGCTACTAACTTAATAAATGAAACTAAGTCGTTCTCTGCAGCTTTTCTGATTTGATCTAATTGTACCACGGTATGGTTACCTGTGTCAAGTTATTTATTTGCCATTTGTTCAACAGCCTGACGGATTGCTTTAATGTTTTCATCCATACGGCCCATAGTTACAGCTTGGCTTTGCACTATATTCTCTAGTGATTCAAGACGTGTCTCATGACGTACTAAGTCTCTAGTATTGTTTTTTACTGAGCCATCGAGTTGTGAGACATACCACACAAGAGCAACAGTCTGCAAAATAATAGCTGCTACAAATGCAATAGGAACTGATTTACTTAGGTGCCAACTGTTGTCGTCCATCATCTCTGTGCTTTCTTATTTGAGCATTGCATCATTGAGTAGAATAATCTCTAGCCGTTGGACAGCTAGAGTAAGATCGTGTGTCGTCTTCAGGTTCCATGTAGCTAAGGCCATCAGAGCAGCTACAAGAACTCCTATGATAGCCTTACCTTCCATGTTACTGAACGAACACGTCTTTAGACGTAAAGTCTTTGTTGTCAGAGATACGTAGTGCTACAGTACCTGAGGTAAAGTCCCCAGTCTTAACACCTGCACGGTAGTACACCTCTTCAGCATCGAAGCCTACACCCTCGTAGTTGGATGTAAATGTGTCTACATCAAACCAGTCAGTGCCATTCCAGCTACGTTGTACAGTTACTGTAGCAGCCCATGTACCTGAGATTGACAAGTTGAAGTGACCAACAACTTGGAACTTATCTGTAAAGGTATTCTGTGCTGTGATAGAAGCAGTTACGTTAGCCATTGTGCTTACTCCTGTGCCTGTGCTGCGGCGTATGCTGCCTTGGCTTCGTCAGTGAAGACAACACCAGCAATGGCCTGCACTTCATTGCTTTCGCCAGACACATCTGCGTCAGGGGTCAGCACATGGCGGTGGAAGCTGCGGTTAATCTCCACACCATCCTCTGCAATGATCGTTGCTTCACGAACCTGAATGACAGGATAGCCTGCTGCGAGATGCAGAGTTTCAATCTTGTCGGTGATTGTCATTTTAGTCAGTGCCATGTTTACCTCCTTGGCTGGACTGTCCACGCACGAAGCGCATTAAATTTGAACCCAACGTTCCTCAGTGCCGTCATAAATGTATTGGATCGCATCGTATTGAGCCAATACAACATCTGCACCACCAGTATTACGAAACCTGTTTTCAGCAGCAGAACCAACGTTGTTGTTTCGCATGGTGATGTTGTTGGCTCCAATATTTCTGACAACCAAAATCTTCCCGTCAACACCGCCAACAATACCAGTGATAGAAACAGCAGATGTTGCGGAAACCCTCAAGAACCCA